ACATGACACGAAAAGACGTGAAAAGATCACACGGTAAGAGGGTGGGGGTAGGTCAGTTCTTCCCCATCCATATATCGTTACCCTCACTCCGAGTGCGCGCAAAAAATTTTGGACTTTTTCGTGTGCGTATGGAACGTGTGCGTGTGACACGTGGAGTGTGTGATGGATGAAAACATTGATTTAGAGTGGTTATTTGACGTAATAGATTTAAATGATGAGTGGTATGCGATGTTAGCGGTAGGTTATTTTCAGTTTATGGAGGCGTAAACGGGGCGTATAGCGGATTATCCAAACGCGAACAAGTCGGGATTTTATCGTCCTTTACGTGATGGCAATGATGATGACAGGCATTGGCGACCGCGTGAAGACACGATACGCGGTTCGATGCAGAATTTACACTTTTCTGAGGAAAAATATAAACGGGCATGGGAAAAGTATACGGAATCATGCCGAAAGAAAAAAGAACAGGAGGTAAATCTTGGCAAAATTAAGGGACAAGATCAAGAAAGTAGCTAGAATTGTCAAAAAAGACAAGGAAGCGAAGGAAAGGCTCGATAAAGCGGTAGAAAAGTATGAATCGGGCAAATTCGACCATTTTTTAAGGCATAGATGTATAGGGTACGAGGCGGTAGATAATTTTTTAACCGAAACATACGATAAATATAAAATCGTTAAATGGCAGATTATCCGTTTAGGCGGGGATTCGTTTATCGTGTTCGTGCAAGTTGATCCCAAATAAGGTTATTGTTAAACAACGGTCGACCATACAGAAATCACATACCTTTTTATATGGGTAAAGCATATACAGAGGGCTTTCGTATAACATACTATTACCCTAAACCATTTCACTTAATTGTACAAATAATTCACGCAATTAAGAAGAATTTTACATGGTTTATAGGCGATATTGTGTGGGAAGTCGCAATGAGGTTTGTTTATAAAAAAGAATACCAGCAATTTATAGAATATCTTTCGCAATCCCGACCTAGTGAAGATGTATGGCAAAGATGTCATCGGAGTTATTGGAAAATAGAACACCTGGGTGATTTAAGTATAAAGGACTTGATCGTAGAAATATTCAATGGTTTGCGAAATAAATAATGGCTAAAAAGAAAAACTACAATATCTGGAAAGAACGCATTGATAAACTGAAGGAAATCGGTGGCGTGCCCGATATCACGACACGAGAACAGCTGCTTTATACCACAATTCACCGATTATTGGGCAAAAAATACAAGGAAGTTAAAGGAGAACTTCAAGAATCAGAGAGATATGTTTTGAAGTTGCGTGAGGCGAAGGAATTGATGGATTGTTCTGAGTGGGTGAAGATGCGCGATGAGGCGTATGACAACAATTTTGCCGATGTACGGAAAGCGATCGGGAGGAAAGCTGAATTACAGCTTGAAAGGAAAATCGACGAAGGCGATATGACCGCCATTATTAAAGGACTGGAGTACTCTGGCAAGTACGTGCCACGTAAAGAAGTGAAAACTGACCACGACACGGAAAAGATCAAGAAAATAGTCATTGATGGCGTTAAGAAGGTCTTGAAATTAGAGAAAATAAAGGAAATGAATAAAGCAAAAATTGAGGAAATGGGTGAAAACCACTAAATTAGAGAAGGCTTGTATAGATGATCCTATTGAACTGCTTAAATGGCGGTGTGAACATGATTTATTGTTTTTGCTTAATTGGGGACTGGGGTTTCGGGACGTTGATCCTGCGGGACGTATCCCGTACCAGGTGAAATTAGCCGAATTTTACACTACTGATGGGGATCGCAAGATGATACTTATTCCGCGTGAACATTTTAAGTCGACTTTTGCCAAAGGGTATATTGTACAGGAACTGCTTAAAAACCGCAATAAGACAATATTCGTCAGATCACATACATGGCGCAAGGCAATAACATTCATTTCGGTCATTCAAGATAGACTAATGCGCCCCCAGATTACACGGTTATACGGCGATCTTAAGGGCGACGTGTGGCGTGAGGATGCAATTAATATAGCGGGACGTACAGACAAAGAAGACGAGTACAACATCTATGCTACGGGCACGGGACAGTCTATCACGGGTTATCACCCTGATGAAATGATTTTGGACGATATTCTCGATGACGAAAATTATAATACCGAAGAAGGCAAACTTGCCGTAGAAAACGATTATAAAAAGCTATTATTTTGCGTTAAAAAACGGGTGATTATCAATGGCACACGGTGGGGAGAAGATGATCTGTATGGCGACCTGTGGCGAGACACCCGAAGATGGTAACCTTTTGTTCCCGTACACGTACCGCAACGATAAACCAGAAGAACTGAAAGGTGTCACGAAAGGATGGGACTGGATAGCTAGTAAAAAACGTTTGGGTCATTATTTCTATTCATGCCAGGTACTTAATAAAGCGTTGCCCCAGAAGGATGCCGTATTCAAAAATGACGATTTTAATCTGTGGGATTACGGTCGGCAATTTAAAGAAGAAAGCAGGGGCATGGATTTCTACATGACGGTTGACCCCGCAGGCACGGATCGCAAGTACTCAGATTTTACCGCCATTGTCGTGTGTGGCATAACCAAAGATTACGACATATACGTCGCAGAGGCAAAACAGTTTAAAGTAGACATAACCAAAGCGCACAAAATTATCGACCAGATTTTTAAATATGCAAGTAAATGGAATGTTAAAAAAGTCGGTATAGAAAAAGGTATTCTTGAACGTGCTTTGAAAAAACCGATAAAAGACAGGCAGAAGTATATGCTGGCGCATGGTCAAACGAGTTTCGTGCTTAAGGGATTAAAGTACCATGACCAGCCAGGCAAATCAGGATTTAAAAAGAAAGAGCGTATAGCATCATTGGCGCCTTATTTTGATGCAGGCATGATACATATACGGCGCGATCTAGACGATTTACAGCGTCAGTTAATGCGCTGGCGACCATATTCGACATCACACGATGACCTCGTGGACGCGTTCGCGTACCAGCTGCAGGTCATCCCGTTTCACATTTACAAAGAAGTCGAAAAGAAGAATCAAGATTGGTTCTTTAGATCGTTAGAGAAAAAGAGGAGGTGGCATAAAAAAGGATACGACAGAGATCTAGAATATTTAAACCAGGAGGCATTTAATGGCTAACGAAAAAAGAAAAGCCAAATATAACATAGTTATACCCGTGTCACGTACCGAGATGCGGTTAATTGTTAAAGATAATCCTAATGACGTGGACTCGTACACGCGACGCAATCTAATCCATAACTTTTTTGTTATTAAGGGTGAAGATATAACACGTAATTTTAGGAGGTAACGATGTTGGGGTTTTTGAAAAAGAAAGAAGAAGATACGTCTGAACCGATGGTAGAGTTAATGCATAAACTTTTAAACATTGTTTATGATCATTCCGCAAAACAGGAAGCACGTATAGATATGCTGTTAAAACTTATGAAACCCGATACCACAATAAAGCTGCACGGCATGAATGAACTGAAACGCGAATTTCAGCAGATGATACAGTTTGAGAAGAAACGAATACGCGACCAGGTGACAGCAGAAAAAGAAACAGCACTGCTTAATAAACTCGGTGAATAATCATGGCTACCGATTACATGTCCGAGGTAAGAAAATTCGATAACATCCAAGATTACGTTAAGCACAAATGGGATTCTCACTACCAGATGTATCAGGAACGATGGCGTGATTTTTATAACAATATATGTTTTTACGAAGGGTATCAATGGCAATCTTGGGATGCTAAGTTGGGTGGTTATTCTTCTTCGCCGATAGAGGATGAAGCGACACAACGTATATATATGACATCGAATTTAATCAGACCTTTGGCAGACACGCGTATGGCAATGATACTGGGTGAGAGACCGATACCCGAAGTCGTATCTAACGACAAGATGAGTCCAGAAGCAATAGATCGTGCCGAAAAGGAAACGACTATTCTGAAAGCGTTATGGGAAGATTTGAATATGCAGTCTTTGCTGACTTATGCTGTTTTTTGGTCGGTATTATGCAACCGCTCATTTTTGAAACCTTATTTTGATCCTGGGTATGGTAAAAAGATTAAGAACCCGAATTACGATCCCGACGTGGCGAGGATATACCAGGAATCGGGCGTGGAATACGAAGAAAAAGAATTTTATAATATGGGTAGGATAAACATTGCTTTTCTGGATTCTTACAGCACGGTATATGACACGGTACACAAACCGTGGGTTAACGTGCAGCGGTACGGGTGGACATTAACCCATTCGGTCTGCAGTATTGACGATCTTTATTCACAGTATGACAAGAAAAAGGTAGATAAAATTCGCCCTGATCCATATAAATTTGTATCTACGGTAGAAGACCAATTATTGCAGTTGCGTGACCGTGCCGCATACGAATCGCGCAAGAAAGACATTAAAGAAAATGGTAGTAACCGCAACGTGGACGTGCTTGAATATTACGAAGCACCTAACAATACATACCCTGGCGGGTTACACGCCATAACTTGCGATGATGTGATTTTATATGACAGCAGAGAAGCAGACGAAACGTTCGAAAAGATACCCATTATACGAATTAAAGATCAGGTAGACGATAAGAAATCGCTTGTTTCCATCTCACGCCAAAAACAGAAGATGTATAACATAATTTATTCTAAGATTATCGAACGCACACGGTTGCCCGTATTTTTCCCAGTACCGCAAGGTGTAGATATCGATTCAATCATGGGTAAGTCATATGAGATGTTTAATGTTGATGAGGAATACCGACCCGCACCACCGATACAGGCAAACCTTGATTTAGGCGACCTGATTGCGGTGCTTAATAAGATTGAGTTGGATTTGGAGCATTTATGGGGCATACACGAGATCACGTCACGTGCCGCGCCGCCAGGTAAGTCCTCATCGGGCAGACAGGTATTTCTATTACAGCAGGCGGATGTGTCACGTTTGTCACCGACTATGACAATGTTATCAGAATCGTTGAGTGATTTAGGTGAACAGATTTTAGATTTAGCCAAGAAACACTATAAACTGCCACGTACATTAAATTATCGCGGTGAACAGGGAAGAATGAGGGCTATTACGTTCAGCGAACAGGATATAAGCAATGAGCGTAAAGTATCGGTGCAAATGACATCCGAGTACAAACGCAATAAACAGGCATACATGGAATTTTTCGTGCAGTTCCTTGGCGTGTTAAAGAATTTGCCACAGGTAGCACAGATACTCAATGATCCAGTTGTGATACGCGGTATGATATCGTATTTTGACGAAAAATTTGCCAATACATTGATAGCACGCAATCGTGACATGGCGGTACAAGAACGCGAAAACGCCGAATTGTTAGCAGGTGAATCACCAAAAGTGAGACCGTGGCACAAGCATCCTGAACATATAGATATTATGCATGACATGTTCAATTCAGAGGAATTTATGAATTTGTCTGAAGAAGAACAGAACAGAATAATACAAGCACATTACATACCGCATTTAAACATGCTTAAACAGCAAATGGAATCACGTATGCAAGCACAGATGGGCGTGGCACCTGGAGCACCGCCACAAGCACAAGGACAATCACAACCAGGACAAGGTATGTTTAAACAAGCCACGGGACCCGCAACGGATATACAGGCAGTAGATCGGGCAGCAGAAGCACAGGTACAACCACAGGCGGGTGCTTATGGTGCGGAGGTGACGTAATGCCAGCTGATTTTGTTAGTTGTGCAAGAAATAAGGGAAAAATCAGAAGATTCAGTGGTCCCAATAAGAAATTTGGGTTAAAAGCAGGTGAATGGGTAAATATCTGTTGGGACTCAAAGGGTTCGCATCGTGGGGAAACCCACAAGAAGAAAGCGGGCAAATGGTTGCCCAAAAGAAAAAAATGAAAAAAAGAAAATACTGCTTAATTTGTGGTAAGTTGAATCCACCGAAAAACGAAAAATATTGTTCAAAAAAATGTACTACTATCGGATATAAAAAATATAAAAGCAGAGAGAATAGTAAAAACTGGCTAGGAAACAACTATACATCGATCAGGAACGACAGGCATGGGAATGTATTTAAAACAACTCGAGATAAAAATGGAGTATTAAGACGTGAACATGTTGTAATTGCCGAAAAAATTTTAGGGCGGAAACTGAGACACCAAAAAGAATGCGTACATCACATTAATGGTAATTCTCTAGACAACAGTAACGCTAATTTATTAATTTGTTCTATTTCTTACCACAATATGTTGCATTGGAAGATGAGTGAATTGTATGCCAAGCAAAAATTTGGGAGATTGGAAGGAGGCGATACTTCCAGCAAAATCCCAACAAGGAGGTAATAATGCCAAGTGTTAAAAAACACTTAAACAATAAAATGTGGTTCGACGGTGGTACACCAGAGGACCCACCTCAGGAGAAGCCTGAGCAACCGACGCCGAACGAGACAGGCGGGACGCAAGAACCTCAGAAGATAGCTATTGAGGGACTTGGGGAATTAACTCCGAAACAAATCGGAGAAAAACTACAAGGCTATCAAATGGAACAGGAGAGATTGTTACGTGCGCTTAACGAACAAGGACGCGATAAAAATGATTTAAAACATCGATTAGAAGCAAATGAAGATACTATAAGACAGCTTCAATACAGATTAGATAATCCTCCTGAACCGACTGTTGACTGGAGAAAATTCGATGACCCAAGCGAAAAGATAAATGCATTGGGGGACGCGATTTTTAACCAGATGAAAAAAGACAGGATGAAAAACGAAGAAAGATGGCAGAATTTATCTGCTAAAGAGAAAGCCCAGCTACAAGCACGGGAAGACCAGCAATGGACAGATATTGGTGAAGATTATCTTGACAGACTGGGTGCACCAGATGATCCGCGGTCACGTAAATTGCTACACGCAAGTTTGGCGATTGAGGTAGGACAAACTGACCGTAGATACTGGACACCTGAGGTTTTCAGGAAAGCAGCAAAAAATGCGATTGATGAATACAACGCGATTAAACGTAGCGGGCAAACGGAATTAATCGATACTAAAAAGAAGGACGATAAATTAAAAACAGGTTCTCCAGGGAAAGCGCCCGCGCCTGAGAAACGGAAATATGTACCAGGCATGAGCAGAAAGGAGCGCGACGAGATTTTATTTAAAAACGCACCCGAATAAGGTGCGTTGAGCTCTGGGGAACACTAACTAAAAAGGAGATTGAAAAATGGCAGTAAGAACGATTACTACTATGCAGTACCTAATTAAAGAACATTATACTCCAGAGTTCAATGAAGATTTTATTTATAGAAACAATGAAGTTCTGGAAAAAATATACAAAAACAAGGTGACTGCAATGGGTAGTCCTATACAAGGACCTATCCGTTTAAGAAGGGCATCAGGATCAACTGCGCCTGTCTCTGAGGGTGGAGCACATCCTACGGCGGCAGTGCCAACTGATTATCAGGTGCAAGAGACACTAAAGATCATCGATACACATAAAGAGGTATCTCAGCTGTCAATTAACCTGACGCGTAGCGGTAATTTAAATTATCGTACTGCGTTAGCTGACAACATTGAAGATGCTCTTGGTGAACATGCCGACGCATTGAATCGATACATGTTTAACCTTGACGGGTACATGGCAACATGTGCGGCTTCAGGGCATACAAGTTCAACGGTTATTCGTATGGATACGGGCACGAACATGAGACAGTTTTATAAAGGACAAGCAGTGGCAGTATTACTTAAATCATCTGGTTTACACAACAGTGTAGGTGTTGCAAGTGATACTATTGCGGATATCGGGTTAGCTGGTGGACTTTCAAGCGCATACGATATTGAGTTAACCTCTGGTGTTGCGGTTTATGGATCACTAGACCAAACCTACGGTGTTTGTGGACCGAGTGATGTTTCTGGTGCCAATACGTCATTACCTCATGGGTTACCTGATCTTATTGGTGATGTTGTTACAGGACCAGCAACGTTACACGGTGTAACGATTGCTACTTATCCAGAATTCGCATCATACTGTATGGATAAATCTGGTGGGGATGTTGGATTGGTTGATATCCAAGAGGGTATTGATAATGTTGAATTGGTCAGTAAAGGTACGGTAGATATGCTGATTTTATCAGATACTCTTTACCGTATAATTCAATTTGACATTGCCGATCCACAGATTCAAAGAACACCTGGACAGGGTCTTTTGGGCACTGGACCAATCCGTTACAAGGGTCGTTCAAATAAACCAATACCGATTTATATAGCGGCTTATTGTAATCCGACCGATTGTATATATGGATTAGATTCTTCGGCTATCACGCCCTACAGTTCTTGTTTTGCGGAATGGATGGATGACGATGGGAAATACATTACCAAATACTCAGGTTACAGAAAATACGAATGTTCATTAGGTACAGAAATTGAGAATCTTGCACATTTCCGTTCACGGATGTTCAAGATAGATAATTGCAACTTAAGTTAATGGTTTACCTTTGTGCGGGTAGGTTTAATCGCTTACCCGCATGGTATCCATTTTACAAAATGGGGTAAAACCTAGGGGGTAAATATGGCTTATTGGA